GTCATCTTGAAATATTATTTCGAAAACTGAAAGTCCTTGTTAGGGTTAGATAGGTCAAACCCTTAATATGTCGGTAGAAGAAGACTAAAATAGAGCCAAGAAGTTATTTTAGCAATAAGATGTGAGACTTGTTTCCAGTCTTATTAGACCAGAAGTGTGCGTTTTCTGGTCATCTTGGGATCGTTTCGAAACATATCTGTATAATTTATACGGAGCTATAAATCTCGATATATTCCAATATAAAGATCTTTTATAGCGAATATGAAACCCACTCAAAAAGGGTATCATGATCGCCGTCGTCAAAAGATCAGTCATACCCGACTATATCTCAACGTATCTTCTATAAGTGCTGCGTTCTCATTGAGATGCATATGTACCGGTAGAGTACGTCTGAGACTAATACGACTATATTGTCGCACTGTAGAAGACAAAATATAATAGGGCAGGAGGACGTGTCGTTAAACGTTGAGCCAAGAAAGTCGAAATTGCAGGAGGCAATGCAATTCCTGACAAGCAAGATTACTCATTATATAAAGTCCCTGGTGATGGTTTCTGCATGTTACATAGTTTGCTTTGTGCAGCATTTTAAGTAGAGTATATTGAGCTCTGCTGAGTAACCACTCCTAAAGCAGAAGAATTCAATGAACTCGCCAGGAAAACTCGCATTATCGGAGTTATAAAAGCTTACTAGAAAATTTTGGCTGATACACTAGCCAAATAACATCCAGATATATACGAATAATTGGTAGATTATAAATCTACTATAACAAAGTATACTGGAGAAAGATGCATAGAATATTTCGACGGTATCCACATGGCCTCTGCTACAATAATTAAAATTGATTTAAAAGACCTTTAAGATCTAAAGATTGACTACCATTATTTTAATAGGTATATTATTTCCAATATTAAACCTGACTCTTTGCATAAATCTAGTATCAATTTGATTTAACAATTATTGTATCCTCAGTTGGATTTGTCTTACGATTTCTCCAAAGGGTCTAACCATGTCATATCCATCGTTCCTAATTAATAAAAAGGAATGGTCGGACACGCAGACTATTTCATGAAGAAATGAAAGAATAAGTCATATTTCGATTAATTTATCAATACTGTAGTCAGAGACTGCATTAATGCAGTCTAATAGGAAGAATTAAAGAAGGATAACGACGAGAGGAAGATCATGACGAATGATCTTACGAACAAAATTATTCTTACTGAATCTGTTTAATCCTTATCTAAAGGAGGTGCTAATTCCGTGAAAAATCGATAATAATCGATACCTACATATAAGAAACATAAGTAAATTTACCCCGACTTCGTTGTCGGATTGGAAGTTTCAGAGAGAGAAAAAGAATATATGTCTTAATTTAGATTCATCTCCTACGCGGAGCAACCTAAAAAGTACCCTCATCCTAGAAACAGAACTATCAGCGACTTATTTCACTGTTATATGTCCAAAATACTGCTCGATTAAGGTGTTGATTTCATAGAGCATGCAGCCAAACCGCATAAACTATTAAAATGGTTCCACCAGTATTTCGAAGTGTTAAAGAAACATTATTAATGGACTTGACCATACGTGATAGTGCAAGATAAGTTTTACTCTTGCGATAGCCTAAAGAAGTAAAAACTTCCGGATTAGCTATTTGGGCCACATAAAGGCCACCACATGCTTCACGACGTTATTTATTATAATGTCTTGAATGAACTTACTGTAGTTCCCGGTCAAACCATATATGCATCATACATATAATATCCATTGAAAAATGGATATTATATGTATGGAGAAGCACAAGCATGCGTCAAAGACGGACTGGTCACTGCAATAGTCAAAGGCAATCCTAATGCTTATGTGCATCCAATCGTCTAATTCCCTCCGGGCAATTATGAATTACTTACGGCTAGCGGTCTAGTATACGTCGTTATAGAAACTCTGTAAGCGTATGATTGGAATGAATTCGTCAGTCAGAAAGTGATTAAAATCACGGTTTATGGTTCCAAAAACGATGACACCAGATTTAAAACTTAAGATTGGTAAACCGTTAATTTTAACTATTTTTATTCTCCTTAATTAGATAATGACAGCATATCCACAGAGAATAAGATCATTTAGTTGAGGAACAATAAAAGACGTGTTAGTAAAATCGTTACTGCCATAGAAACTGATGATATGGTTATCTCATACTGGCCAGATGTATACAACTATATATCGACCATTTATAAAACGCCTTCTAGCGACATAGAAGGCAGGAAATATTTACAAACATTATATAATATTATTAATAAAGATATCGTATCCAAGTACGATGGATGCTTCATCAAACCTCGTATGAGAGATATTGAAAACATGATGTTGCTTCTAGATTCCCGAATTTGAGAATCTAGCGACTGATATTATAATTACTATAATGCATAGATCAATGCACCTATATAAAACGTTGAAGAACAGTTACATGACTGAACTTGGATGCCATCCACCATTTAAGTTGCTGTTGGAATGTCTGCAACAATCGCTGTAGGAACGCTCTCTAAATCCGGAGTTATGCATAATTAGTTGTCCAAAGTTATTTGAATATTGAATCCCTCCCGTATAAAGTGTTTAGGAAATAATAAACTACTATTGGCAGGCTCGATTATTGGATTGGCCGGATATCATATTTACAAGAGAAATCTAGATCGCAGACTAGATCGGTAATACGATTAATATAAAGAAAATTACTAAGACAAGCATAAGTCTAAGTACACACCAAATAAAACTATATATCCCTAAGCGGCCATCGAGGATATATCTAACATATAGAAACAAGTTATCGATTAAAGTTCTAAAATAATTAGCGGCGTAAGCTCCTTATTGAAATATATTAATCCTTTAAGCTTCTTGTTTGATGAATAAACATCAGGCGTAACCAAAGAACAGGCAGAATCCAATACCGATGGAGATGTTACTAGATCAGCCACTAAAGAGGATGCAGAGATCGGTAATTTTTATGATCTTAGTCCAAGAAATGGAGGCGATTAAGGAGGTCCTGA